GAAGAATGAAAACAGATAGCTCAAGTGCAGTAGCAACGTCTTGGAGTTTAGCCGTTGGAGGATTAACGATTGCCGAGGTGCATCAGATAGCGGGGTTGTTCGTAATGGCAACCTCTTTCGTGTACACGTTGTGGCGTTGGAATAGAGATATTCGTAATGATAAATAGAATCTTTGCAAATCCAAAAACGACCGTTATAGGGCTTATCTTAATTTCATTCGGGGGTATCCTCGTTTGGTTTGAGAAAGCCTCGCTAACGGAGTTTAGTGCGTTTATTATGGGTGGATTTGCGTTAATGATGAGTAAAGATGGCGAAGCAGCAGGAGACAACCAAAATCAAGAAGTCCAAAAGAAAACTCGGACGGCACACAAAAAGCCAAAACAAAAAGTCGACGAGTAAGGCCTATCGGGGTCAAGGCAGATAAAACCATCATTAGAGCAATAAAAAGCACCTAATGGGTCTTAAAAGTGACAAAAAACATAACCTATGCGACTTTCAAAGGACTTTATGCTTTCGGAGTTTACGGATACGGATACCGGTTTGCCCAACAATCCAAGCCAAGAGGAAATCCGCAATCTAAAACTATTGGTGCAGAAAGTCCTGCAACCGGTGCGGGATAAGTTCGGGGTGATAAACGTAACGAGTGGATTCCGTTCACCGGGAGTAAACTCTTCGGTAGGCGGTAGTGCAACAAGCGACCACGTACACGGAAGGGCTGCGGACATCCAATGCGAGGATATGGCTTCGGTATTTAAGTACATACGCAAGAATCTGCCGTTTAAGCAACTTATTTGGGAATTTGGTACCGATGCTCAACCGAAGTGGATTCACGTTGCCTACGACGCTACAAATAACAAAGGAGAAGTATTAAAAGCAATTAAGAAAGGTGGAAAAACAAAATACGTCCAATTTTAACGACTGGCTGAATGAGCTTGAAGAAATACCCACACCCCCTGCTTGCAGCATTGATAATCCTGATTGCGAGTCTTGCTCTGGGTAGTTGTAGTGCTGAATATCATTTGCGCCAAGCCGTAAAGAAAGGTGCTAATGTTTGGCAGACGAAGTGGGATACCACAATCGTAACCAAGGAACGTAACTTATGGGATACGCTTACGCTTAACAATGTAGATACCGTAGTTGTCCAAAAGGACAACATTCGGATTAAGATTGTTAGAAACTTTGATACCATCCGATTGCAAGCGACGTGCTTGCCAGATACGGTGCAAGTAACCAAGTACATTAACACCAAGATTGCGACCAATGGAAAAGGTGATTGGGAGAAATACCTAATGGTGTTTGCAGTTGGTATGTTGCTTATAGTCCTAATAAGGCAATAGAGGTGCTTTAGGTGCGTTTTAACGCATTATCTATCTAAATTGGATAGATTGTACCACTTGACTAATAAAATGCGTGTAAACGCAAATTTTCTTTTATTTTTAATTTTAACTCAAGTTAGTTAGTTAACTTGATAGTTAAGTTAGATATTTAAGTTATATAGTTAGTTAGTTATATAACTAGTTAACTTAACTAACTTGTAAAAAATAAGTATTGGGCGCATACGCCCGACAAATGTTGAAAAATTTTTAGTTATCTACATTGGTTAGACCTATTGCTTTCTGTTTTAGGTTTGCAATATGGCAACAGAAAGAAACGACCGACGCAAGAAGTATCTTGCAATGGAATTGAAACAAATTCCCAATGACTACACAAACGCATTCCTTAACCACTTCGGATTCTGCGACTATCCAAGAAGCGAAAACGAAGCAGCAGCAATCGCCAAGTACAACACCTGGGAAGCAGGAAAGAAAAACTTTGACCAATGAAGGATTCCACCAAGTGTTTATCTACTGGGACGCCTGATTACTACATCGGCAAATTCAAAGGCATTGAGGCGTTTGACGTGGTGCAGGACTTTGCCCACGATAATTACAACCTCGGCGTAGCAATCGCCTACCTGCTTCGTGCTGGAAAGAAGGACGGCAATCCTGCCGAGCAAGATATTACCAAAGCAATAATCCACCTACAACGTGAACTCCAACAACTCGAAGATTATGCCGTATTATACCAACCCGGAAACAAAGAGGCAGATAGATACGATTCTGTCGGAGGTTGCGATTCTTTTCGCTAATTGCGATGACCAAAGCCGTGCCTACGCCAAGGAGCAGGAACAAATCCTCCTCAAAGAAGTCCACAAGCTCGACCCAGCCTTTGCAGCCCGTTGTGGATATCGAGATTAAAGTAACGCTATCCAAAGTACCGTCCCTTAATCAGTTCTACGCTTCCAAGCATTGGATAGTACGCAAGAAGGCCAAGGACAAGTTTACGGAGGAAGTGCTTACGCAATTAGCAGCATACGACAAAACACGCTTCCGAACGATAACGGCAACCCTACGCCACAACTACGGATACGATAACGATAACTGCATTATGGCTATTAAGTTTGCCTTGGATGCGTTACGCAAGTGGGGAGGCATCGAGGACGATAATACTAACTTTGTAACTAAAATCACTATAAGCCGAGACCACGAGGTTACAAAGAATACCGGACAAGTAATTTTTTTTGGTAAGGGTGTTGTATGTTAATTTTTTTGCGTATGTTTGCCTTGTCTAACACCTAAAACAAATCCTATGGACTACGGACAAAGAACAAACTGGTCGCAAGAATCGGCTCAACAAATGGTTGAGTTCTTACAACATCGGGTCGAGGCGATGGCATCCCGGATGCAATTCCTCGAAGCAGAAAACGAAGTATTAAAACAAACCCTATTAAACGAATTACACAATGCCTAAAATCACAAGCATCACCCCGAACGGCCAATGGCAAGAGTTCTACAAATTGGATATCCGTTTTGATAACGGCGATTTCGGAACAGCATTCGCCAAGTCCCAAACCCCTTCCTACAAAGTAGGAGACGAGGTTGAGTACACCAAGAACGAGAAAGGTACTATCAAGATTCAGCGTGGCGATAAGCCCGCTTGGACACCTTCCGCACCAAAGGTAAACGATGACCGTTCAGCGTCTATCATTCGCCAGGTGGCGTTGAAGTCGGCTGTTGAGATGAGTGCCGCTTACGTTGCACAAGGAGCAACAATCGCCCCCGAAAAAATCTTTGAGTTGGCAGAGAAGTTTAACGCTTGGATGTCCGGAACCAATGGTTCCACGCACCAAGAACACTTTGCTACTCGTGTAGAAGAATCCAGTCCGTTTTAGGTGTTTCATAATGACTGGTTTTTAGCCCCTCTCCGGAGGGGCTTTTTTTTGCCCAATGATTTTTTGTATTGATTTTTTGTTTACGTTTGCCCTATGAAACACCCTGACCTAATTCCTAACGAAAAGGTATTGCCGTTCCTTGAAAGAGCAAGAGGCGGCAAATACTACGATACCGGTAAACTTGGCCACCCGGCAGTAGATGAGTTCCTACGATTCAAGGACGGCGAGTTTGTAGTTGTAACCGGCCACGCCAACGTTGGCAAGACGCATACGCTGATTTACCTGATGCTGATGCAAACTATGAACTTTGATAAGAAGTGGCTTATCTATTCCTCGGAGAACGAGGTTCACTCGTTAAAGCGCAAGCTGATTGAGTTCCTTTCCTGCGAGCCAATACAGAACGTAACGGAGGCCAAGATGTATCGCCACCTTGATTACATTGATGAGCATTTTCGTTTCATTGATAGCAATAATCTTTACAACGCATTCGACCTGCTTCGGGTAATGGAGGAAATCCACGAGGAGTGGCAGTACACCGGATGCCTGATAGACCCGTACAACTCGCTTACCACAGACCAAAAGAAACTTGGTAAAACTGGGATGCACGAGTACCATTACGAGGTAGCGTCTGCCGTGCGAATCTTCGCCCACAAGAACGCCGTTACAACGATTGTTAACACGCACCCGGTTACGGAAGCAATGCGCCGCACGCATCCCAACGGGCATACATACGCAGGGCTTCCAACCCCACCAATGACCTCGGATATTGAAGGAGGCGGTAAATGGGGCAACCGTGCCGATTCGGTTGTTATCATTCACCGCTACGCACAGCACTTAACTGACTGGGTATTTACCGAGATTCACGTACGCAAAACAAAAGAGATGGAAACGGGTGGAAGGCCAACGCCTTTGTCCGAACCCATCCGCATCCGTTCAATGAAAGGCAATGTTGGATTTACATATAACAACCTTAACTTGCTCGATGTTCAAGCACCTATTCAAACTATAATTTATAGCGATGACCCATTTTAGTCAAGATTCCTGGGAGATTTATATGCGGGATAAAATCCTGCAAGTAAGCGACGTTGTTCGGTGGTTAAACGAGATGGCGTTGGCTAACCCAAACGAAAAGCACGTAGTCGACTATATGTTATCCGTATGGCGTGCAACGCAAATGCTGGAGGATATGGTAGATATGAAGCGGCACTTGGACAAACGTATTAACGAGGCACGGGTTGAAAACGCCCGCTTGCTTATTCAGAATCGGGAACGTGCTATTGAGATTGATGAGCTAAAAAAAGAGCTTTTACAAATCAAAGAAAATCTTACGATATGATTATTCCGGTTCCCTTCTCACCGAACGAGGTCTTTGCAATCAATGGCAAAAAGTTTTTGGTATTGGACTATTGGCGACCCGTAAGCTGGGGCCAATGGAGTGCGTGGTATTTAATCGAGGACGAACACGGTAAGCAATACGAGGTTCCGTACTTCCATATTTTAATTCAAAAAGAAAGAGGCAACGCTAAATACGTTGGTACAAGAGTATGAATTACAAGCAATTTTGCCAGAATATCGGCTACAAGGATAATGGCCGCCGAGATTGGAATAACGTAAAAATCCGAACCGCATACGCAAAGGCATTCCGTCCGTTTTTTACCTTGGAGCAACTGGGAAACCAAATGGGCAAGTCCCACGCCACAATTATTCATTATCTAAAATTGAAGTTCCCACGGGACAAGTTCTACGAATCAGCATACGATATAGCAGAAAAATTACGGGGCGATATTCCGGAACCTCAAGTTGACGAGGACGAGGTAATGGTTACGAAGGTTATCAATTACGATTATTTGTTAGAACGGAATGCTGAATTGGTACAACAAGTAAAGGACTTGGAGGCGAAGTTGGCAACGCTTAAACAATTTGTAAATGGGGTTTAGTATGAATTTTTACCCGTTGTACGGGTTTCTTCTTGGGGCTAACTGGAGTAAGACCGAGTTTGAAGATTGCGACGTACATACGTTGGAGATTTGCCTTGGCCTTATATTAGTCGAAGTTTTATGGGAATCCTACCCCGATTAGCAAAGCGGCACGACGATTGGCTGCGTATGGCAAAGTCCTTCGGTCTTGACCGGGACGATGCTCACGACCTCGTACAAGATATGTACTTACGGTTGCATCAGTACGTGGATAATCCCGAAAAGCTCGAATACGGAGACGATGACGTTAACACGTTTTTCGTTTACATTACCCTGCGCAATATGTACCTGCGGGAGATGACCAACCGAGCAAGAATTAAATTCGTATCAATCGAGGAGTTCGACGATAAGGAAGAAATTTACAATATAGAATCCGACCAAGCACTTACCGTACTTCTGGAAGCTGTAAATGGTGAAGTATCTAAATGGGATTGGTACGACAACAAACTCTTTACGATTTACCATAACGGGGACGTATCGCTTCGCAAGTTATCCGAGGCAACAAAGATTTCTTTAAGGTCTATTTACAATACGCTAAAAAATGGAAGAGACAAAATCAAAGCCAACTGCGACAGCGAGTACCAAACGTGGGCGGAAGCCAAAGGGACTGGGGGATAGAATCGAGCAGATAACCGAAGCTACCGGTATCAAGGCGGTAGTCGATTGGTTTGCCGAAGCAACCGGAGTGGACTGCGGATGCGAAGCTCGCAAGGAAAAGTTAAACCGGTTATTCCCAAGCAAGAATCCTAAATGCTTGGAGGAGCCGGAATACAAATGGCTTGACCAATTCTACAAGGAATACAAAAGCACCTTGTCGGCAGAGCAAACCAAGGAAATAGCAACAATCCACGCACGAGTATTTAACCACCAATACCACGTTCCTTGCGGATGCAACCCGAAGCTCTGGAAGCAATGGGTAGAGGAGTTGCGTTCTGTATATACTGCCTATGAACCAGTCGGGTAAGTACGGTGAACGCCTCTGGAAGTCTTTCCTTGAAAATCGGGGATATGATGTTGAGGAGGCGCCACCCCGCAAGTTCTACGATTGGGACTTAAAGGCCACCAAGCGGGAACCCGACCCGGAGACAAATTTCCAACCAACCTACACCTTTGAGGTTAAGTACGACGAAAAGGCGTATTATTGGGCTAGCAAGAGGGGAACCCCAAACAATCCTAACCTTTATATTGAATATCGCAACAGTACAAAAGGTGAGGATTCGGGGATTATGACCAGCCGTTCTGACTTCTACGTTTACATTATCAAGGGAACTGAAAATGTTGCGTATATATTCCGAACCGCAAAGCTCCTGGAGCATCTTATGAATGCCAACTACAAATCAGTAGGCAATAGTGCAACCGGAGACGATAACGCTATGGGGTGGATTCCTCCGCTTGCTGTTCTTATGCAAACCAATTCATTCATTAAACAAATAGAGCTTTATGCCCTTACCTAAACCAAAATCAGGAGAAAAGCAAAAGGAGTTCATTCAGCGTTGCGTTACGGATAACACAATGGCCAAGGAATTTCCCCAACGAGACCAAAGGGTAGCGGTATGCTACCAGCAATGGAAAGAAAAGTAGAGCTTCGGCTCTATTTTTTTTGTCTTAATGTTTGGTGTATTGTTTTTTTATTTATGTTTGTACGAACAAAACACCTAAAACAATGAAAAACAAACTGCAAGACCTCATTATTGACATAACCGTTCCGCTTGCGTGGTTCGCTATTGCATCCGTTGCAATCTTCGTTATGTTTCTTTTCCCACAACTTTTATGGAATTTGCTATGCAAGTAACATACGTTGACCTGATGGATGCTGCGGCAGACCAAGGAGTAGGCCCAGAGGATAACTTCGATACAGTAACTGCTTTCTATGAAGCGTTTGCTGCTTGGGCAGGATTCAAAAATGTAGAAGAGTTTTACGATTGGCGGTTAGAGCTTGACGGCGCATACGAACGTGGCGAAGATGGCGTTAAATTCTACGGTGGCTTCATTCAAGAGCCAAGGGAAATCGACTTCCCAGAGGGGTTTGATATTTCGCCTTTGTACTTACGTGCGGAGTACCGTGCAGAAAACCTTGCGTGGTGAAGCCGGGGGATATTGTGCTTGTTCGGGACTACGTGGACGAGCAATGGGAGCAAGCAAGATTCGTTTGCTACAACGAAAGTTTTACTTACCCGTACCGGGTGGTTGGCGTAAACGATGAGGTTCCCTCGACGATTGATAATACTAGCGGGTTTATTTACTGCAAATGAAGCGGATATTCAAAGAGCTTGTTACCCGTGAATGCACGGACTGCAAGCAGGTAGTCGACGGAAAGTATTTCACCCATTGCAAGCGCACAAACAAGAACGAGGTTGTGTACTACCAAAGGGCAGATTGCAAGTTCTGCCGTGCCAAAAAAGAACGTGAACGTAGAGCAAGAAACAAATGAAAATAATTGAACTATTGGACGGTAGCACCTGGGATAGGGCTACCATTCTTGAAAAGATGCAGGACGATTCGTTTTACTACGGGCATCTTGCAAAAAACGCATTATCCTCGTCCGCTTGTAAGCTGCTTCTTTCCTCACCTAAAACGTACCACTACGTTACGAAGTACGGGCAAGACGAATCCGATGCTTTCACAGTAGGGCGATTGGTTCACCTGATGGCGTTAGAGCCTCACCGGGTAGCCGAGTACGACGTTATCGACGTACAGAGCAAGAATACGAATATATGGAAGGACGCCAAAGCAAGAGGCGGACAAATAATCACCAAGAAGGAATACAACGAAGCCCGCAGGATTGCTGATGCCTTATTGCGCAACGAACACGTACTTGGCTACATTCAAGGCTGCGAGTTCGAGGTTCCTGCTGTTGGTGTTATTGAAGGATTGCCCTTCCGGGCAAAGGCGGATATTTTAGGTACTAATTTTATTGCCGACCTTAAAACCACTACCGACCTCCGTGCGTTTCCTTATTCCGCAAAGAAGTATGGCTACGACCTCCAAGCGTTTATTTACACCCGATTGTTCGGAGTGCCTATTGATAAGTTTATCTTTATTGCCGTTGACAAGGCATCGCTTGATATTGGAATCTACACCGTATCTCCGGAGTTTGTAGCGATAGGTGAGCAGAAGGCGCACGAGGCGATTGAACTGTACAAGGGGTTCTTTATGGGCAATGACAACCCAGAGCTTGACAACTACACTATTATCGGTCAACTTTAATCCTTACAAATGGACAAGGCAATTAGAGACGTTATTATTTTATGCGTATTATGCGTTACGCTTGGGTGCTTCGTTGGCTTTTATTTTTACGAATATATTTAAGCAATGACTGACATAACCAAATGCACGGGCGAAGGTTGTGCCTTAAAACAAACGTGCTACCGATTTACCGCCCCAATGGGAACTTATCAATCGATGTTTGTTGAGGTACCAATTCGGAACGGCAAGTGCGATTATTATTGGGAAACTTTTAACACCAAAGACAAATGAAAATAGACCATATCGCACACTTCTGGGCAGGGATGGCAATCCTTGCTGTTACGGGTAGCTGGCCGATTCTTATCGCAGCAGCATTCGGCAGAGAATTAAAGGGAATCTTACTCGACGGCCGTAGGGACTATAACGACAGCGTTTGGGACGTTGTGTACACTTTAGTTGGCGGAGTAGCCGCAATGGTAGGTAAATTATTCTTTACCTTATGAAAGCGGTATTGGAGTTCACGCTCCCCGATGAGGAACCCGAATTTATGGAAGCCGTCAACGGAGGAATGTTTAAGCACGTACTTTGGAAGATTGACCAAGACCTGCGTGGTAAGTTGAAGTACGAAACCTTGACGGACTGCGAGTACAAATGCTACGAGTTGATACGCAAAGATTTGCATCGGCTACTTCAAGCAAATAATCTTACAATAGAATGAAAGAACAATTTATGCGGATAGCAATGGCTCGCTTACGAGGCGTCTATCCATTCAAGCCCCAACGCCAAGCGGTAGCAGCGAAGATGTGGGTTCGGTTTGTTGACAAGAACCTTGCTAAAAAGTCCGTATGCGCTAACCACGCCCGCTGGCAAGACGAGGAAGATGAATTGAATAAGCGTATGAATATAATTGGGCAGAATGGAAACACCGGAGAGCATTATGAAGAAGCACACGAAGATTTACTTCAAAGCAATGGGGATAAACCCAGTTGAGTTCGTAAGCTGCGAAGTATGCGGCCGAAGGGCTGTTGACATTCACCATATCGAGCCAAGGGGAATGGGCGGTAGCAAGAGCCGAGACGTAATCGAAAACCTTATGGCTCTTTGCCGTGAGTGCCACCACGAAGCCGACTTTGGCGTTGAACTGTCTAAGGACTTCTTGAAGGCCGTACATTTGAAAAAGATTCCAAATGGAAATAACGGATAAAATAAGAATCTATAACGAGGACTGTTTAGAGGCATTGAGGAAGATGCCAGACAACTCGTTTGACTTGGCTATTATTGACCCTCCGTACGGAATAAATGTAAATATGAATATGGGCGTGAGAAAGGGAGAAAAAAGAAAGCACCAAAGTAAAGATTGGGATAAAGAAAGTCCGAATGAAGATTATTTTATAGAACTATTTAGGGTTTCAAAAAATCAAATAATTTGGGGTGCTAATAATTTTATAGACAAGCTTACAAATAAAACAGGTTGGATTTTTTGGGATAAAATAATTACTGGTGACGTGCCTTTTTCCGCTGGTGAGTTGGCTTGGACTTCTTTTGATTGTTCTTTGAAAAAAGTTGCTATTCCAATTCAAAACAACTACTTACAAGAAAAAAGAATACACCCAACACAGAAGCCCGTAAAGCTATACGAGTGGTTGTTGCATAATTACGCAAAGCAAGGAGACACGATACTCGATACGCATCTTGGTTCTGGAAGTATTGCGCTTGCCTGTCACAATAAAGGATACGACTTAACGGCATACGAAATAGATAAAGACTATTTTGCAGCAACAAGCAAACGAATAAAAGACCATATCGCTCAACTAACTATGTTCTAATGATACACATTATTACACCTTGCTCACGACCCGAGAACTTAGAACACTTAAGGGAGACAATTCCCGCTGGCTGCACTTGGACAGTCTTTATGGACTATTCCACCAAAAAGAAAGAAGTACCCAAAGGCGTAAAGGTAGTACGGTCTAACCTTGGCGGGGCCTTTGGCAATCCGCTTCGGAATATGGCACTTGACTACTTGCAAGCGTCCGCAAGCGACAACGACTACATTTACATATTGGACGACGATAACATTATTCACCCGAACTGGTTTGAAGCCGTCAAGGATAGCACGGAGGACTTTGTAAACTGGGGGCAAGTATTTCGCAATGGAGACCCACGCCTTCACGCTACCGAATCGCCCAGAGTGGGAACAATCGACACGGCCTCTTATATGGCTCGGCTTGGTTTTATCGGCAAAGCAAGATTTGAATACAGATACGAAGCAGACGGTTTGTTTGCACAGGAGCTAATGAAACGCAACCCAAAGATTAAGACGCTTAGGGACTATCTTTGTTACTATAATTATCTAAGATGAGGCCAAACGTACTTTGTATCGGTGACGAAAACTCTGGCGTGGTTTACCACCGCATTTACAAGCCCCTAACTCTACTCAAAGAGAAGGGGCTTATTGATTTTCAAATAATCAATTACAAGCAGGAGGTACAGCCCGACAACTGGGAAGGCATCACCCACGTTATCTTCTCCAGAGCCGTTCCGTTCTCTGGGGAGTCGTTCGCCAACTTCTTTGCTATATGCAAGCAATCAGGTAAGAAGGTAATTATTGATAACGACGACTGGTGGCACTTGGCGTTAGACCACCCCTCCAAAGTCACCTACGACAAAGCAGGACTTGAACACCGTATACGAAACTCTATGTATTTTGCGGACGAGGTGTGGACAACGCAGAAGTATTTAGCCGATAAAATCAAGAAGCTAAATAAAAACGTAGTTATCATTCCCAACGGTCTTGACCCAGCAGACCCGCAATGGCAAATAACACGGGAGCCGTCAGACGAAATGCGCTTCGGCTACGTTGCAGGCATAAGCCACTTGCCAGACCTTACGCAAAACAATATAGACCTTTCAACAGTAGAATCCTACGTTGCGGATATAGGTGGCTACGTTGAAGCCAGCCGAGCAAGATACAAGCTCCAAACAATGCCCCCGAACGAATACGGAGCAATGTACCAAGCGTTTGACGTTGCCCTTGCTCCACTTATCCCAAGCGAGTTTAATCGCTGTAAATCAAATCTAAAGATGGTTGAGGCGGGATTCGCTGGTTGTGCGTTAATTATTAGTGACGTAGCACCTTACGCCCAACACCTAACCGACAAGAACTGCGTAAAGGTTGCCCATAAAGGCGACTGGAACAAAGCGATTAAAGAACTAACCAAAGAGAAGGCGTTTGATATTGCGATGCAACTGCACGAGGATATGACAACCAACTTCAACATTCACGATTTTAACGATATTAGATTAGAGCGTTTATGCAAATAGTACCAATTACCCAAGTGGTTCCCAATGCGAGCAACCCACGAATTATCAAAGACGATAAATTCAAAAAGCTCGTAAAATCAATCCAAGAGTTCCCCCAGATGCTTGAGCTGCGTCCTATTGTTGTGGATGCAAATATGGTGGTGTTGGGTGGCAATATGCGCTTAAAGGCGTGTAAGGCCGCAGGACTTAAAGAAGTGCCGATTGTTATTGCCGATAACCTAACGGAGGAGCAACAAGCGGAGTTCATAATCAAAGACAATGTAGGGTTCGGTGAATGGGATTGGGACTTATTAGCAAACGAATGGGATGCTGCCTCAATTACCGATTGGGGACTTGATATTGGTGGCTTTGACTTAAAGGCAGAAGAATTTAACGAGGAGTTCTCTTTGCCAGATGGGGATAAGTCCCCGTTCCAGCAAATGACCTTCACTCTTGCAGATGAGCAGGCCGAGCAAATAAAGAATGCAATCGCAGATATTAAAGCAACAGACGATTACAAATACTGCGAAACCTTTGGGAATGAGAATAGCAATGGTAATGCACTCTACTTAATTATTATGCAATGGGCAGAGCAAAGGAAATAATTGTTAAGGTAATACCCGCCAAGATTGCTAACGAGTTTGTTAAGAAGCATCACTACTCTGGAAAGGTAGTTCCAAACAGCACCCTGCACTTTGGTTGCTTTTTAGATGACAAGTTACACGGGGTATTGAGTTATGGCCCAAGCATTAACAAGAATGGAACCATCAACCTTGTTAAGAATACCGGCTGGAATGAGTTTATAGAACTTAACCGTATGGCCTTTGATGACTACCTACCCAAGTATTCGGAGAGCCGCTGTATTGCAATCACCATACGATTAATAAAAAAGCACGCCCCGCACATTAAATGGGTTATTAGTTTTAGCGATGGTACTCAATGCGGTGATGGTACTATTTATAGGGCAAGCGGGTTTAAGTTAGTTGGGATAGCGAGCAATGCAGGAATATGTAAAATAAATGGTCAGGTATCGCATATTAAAAAAACCTACGATATGGGCTTAACAAGTTCTTTTCTTAAAAAAAGCGACATACCAAAATTAAAAGAGCGTGGCTATGAAGTTGAGCTATTAACTGGCTACCAATTAAAATATGTTTATTTAATTGATAAAGATTGCGAATTAGCACAACCAGTAATACCCTTTGAGAAAATAGATGAATTGGGTGCAGGTATGTATAAGGGACAAAAAATAACCCTCCAAGAGAGGAGGGCTACTTTGAGCGAGGAGGTCGATTCGAACGCCACTTCTTGATTGGAGTACCAAGCGTGCAACCATTACACTTTCCTCGCAGGTGAAACAAATATAAAACAAAGATATGGTATGGACAAAACTGTACAACATAAAAAGGCAATGCTCGATGCATTGGAAAAATCCCTCGGAGTTGTAACCTCGGCTTGCAAGACGGTAGGCATTGGGAGAACTACGCATTACCTTTGGATGGATACCGACCCCGAATACAAAGCAGCAGTCGAAGAACTATCAGACGTTGCCCTTGACTTTGCAGAAAGCCAACTGCACAAACAGATTAAGGACGGTAATTCAACCGCTACTATCTTCTTTCTTAAAACCAAAGGCAAGAAGCGTGGTTATGTAGAACGCCAGGAGTTGGACGTATCTACGGGCAAGATGTTCCAAATCGAAGTTCTTGGGGACGATACAAACGAATAAGGTATTTAACCACCTAATCAAAAGCGATAAGCGTATTATCGTTGAGCAAGGCGGTACACGGAGTGGGAAAACTTACAATATCCTGCTCTGGCTTATTTTCTATTACACCGAACGCAATACGGATAAAACGATAACCATTTGCCGTAAGTCGTTCCCATCCCTGCGTGCTTCGGTAATGCGGGACTTCTTTGATATTCTCCGTAACCACGATTTGTACCGGGAGGAATACCATAACAAGTCCAGCCACGAGTACCACCTTAACGGGAACCTTGTTGAGTTTATTTCCCTTGACCAGCCGCAAAAGATTCGGGGACGTAAACGCAACCTACTTTACATTAACGAGGCAAACGAATTGTTTTACGAGGATTGGCAGCAGCTTATATTCCGTACCGATGGGCGCATTATTCTTGACTACAACCCTTCCGAATCTTTCCATTGGATTTACGATAGGGTAATACCCCGTGAGGACTGCGACTTTTACCAAACCACCTACCGGGATAACCCGTTCCTTGACGAGCAGATTAAGAACGAAATCGAACGCCTAAAAGAAACCGACGAGGACTATTGGCGTATATATGGCTTGGGTGAGCGTGGTATGAGCCGAGCAACAATCTTTCAATTCGGAACGTCCGAAATCCCGCAAGAAGCAAAACTACTTTCCTATGGCCTTGACTTTGGTTTTACAAATGACCCGTCCGCTATTGTGGCAATCTACCAGCACGGGGACAATCTTTACTTGGACGAATTGCTCTACCGAACCGGGATGACAAACCGAGACCTGCACAACCATTTGCAATCCCTTGGCCTTGACCGCAGGGACGAAATCTTTGCGGATAGCGCAGAACCGAAATCAATCGAGGAACTGCACCGATTCGGGTGGAACGTAAAGCCAACCGCCAAGGGGCAGGATTCTATTAACGCAGGTATTGATATTCTAAAGCGGCATAAGATATTTGCCACCTCACGAAGCAGCAATCTAATTAAAGAATTACAGAACTACAAATGGGTCGAAGACAAAAACGGAAACCTGCTGAACAAGCCAATTAGTGCCTTTGACCACGCCCTCGATGCTGTGCGTTACGCTGTGTATAACAAACTTTCTAAACCAAACTACGGTAGGTATTCTATCCGTTGAGTTATTTATCTATGGAACTTAAATTAGTAGTACCAACTTCGTTAGACGAAATCACGCTTGAACAATACCAGCGATTCGCTCGTATTGAGGGCGAAGGTGAGTTTAAGCAAATGAAGATGCTTGAAATCTTTTGCGGGGTTCCATTTTCAGACCTTCCCAACGTGCGGTTGGTGGATGCGGTAAACGTATTGCAACAGCTTACCAAGACCCTATCCGAGAAGCCCGGATTGACTAAATTCTTTGAACTCAACGAAGTCAAGTACGGGTTTATACCCGCACTCAACGAAATTTCATTGGGCGAGTTTGTTGACCTTGATTCGTACCTATCCGATTGGGCAACTATGCACCGTGCAATGGCTGTACTATACCGACCCGTGGTTAAAGAGAAGGGTGAGCGTTACGATATTGCTAAATACGAAGCAACAGACGAACGAGACGAACTGATGAAGCAGATGCCCGCTTCGGTAGTGCTTGGTGCGCTGGTTTTTTTTTATCGTTTAGGGAACGTATTGGCAGCTCATACCCTTCGCTCTTTGGAGAAAGAAGTGAAAACCCATACACAAGAGAAGCCCAGTTTGGACAACGATGGGGATGGTATCAATCAATCTATGCGCTTGCTCAAGGAGATGTCCTTAAATTTGGAGACGTTACTAAACTTCCAATAAACCAAGCCCTGACGTACCTAACATTCGAGAAAGAGAAAAACGATATTGAAATATCAATGATAAAAAAATGAGAAGCTTTTATTTAGCCACCGAAAAGATTAACGAATATCTATCCTCGCATCCACTTGTGAAGGTTGTAACCTTTGGCGATATATTCGACGTTGACCTTAACAAGCAAACGATATTCCCGCTTGCGCATATTATGGTTAACCAAGCAACATTCGCAGACCACGTAATACGATTCAACGTATCGGTTCTTTGTATGGATATTGTGGATGAGACCAAGCAGGATATACGAGACCAGAACGAGCCGTTCTTTGGCGTGGATAACCAGCAGGATATTTTGAATACGACCCTGGCTATCTTGAACGGATTGCAGTCGCAGTTGCGCCGTGGTACGTTGTACACGGAGAAGTACGAAATCGAAGGGGATATTATTTGTGAGCCGTTTACGGAGCGATTCGAGAACCTACTCACCGGTTGGAACCTGACCTTTGACTTGATTGTACCGAATACGGAAATATCAATTTGCTGATGAGCCGCAAAGAACTCGTACAAGCCGCATTAACGACGTTTGCAAAGCGTGTAATTCAACAAGCGAAGCAGAACCTCACCAAGAAGAAAAAGAACAGCACAAAGGAGTTGTACAATTCTCTTGACTACGACTTGTCGGTTGGCCCAAACTCGTTCTCGCTTACGTTCTCAATGGAGGACTATGGTGAGTACCAAGACAAGGGTGTTAGCGGCGTAAAACGCAAGTTTAACACGCCGTACAAATACACCAATAAGATGCCACCACCCAAGGCGTTTGCAAACTGGGTAGTGCGTAAGGGGTTGCAAGGCGTTCGGGATAAGAACGGAAGATTCATTCCACGCAAGAGCTTGCAATGGGCAATAGCAAAGTCGGTGTACAACAACGGCATCAAGCCGAGTTACTTTTTCAGTTCGCCATTCAAAGTAAACTTCAAGAAACTACCACAAGAGATAGTCCAGGCGTTTGAGCTTACGCCTGATGACTTCCAAGCATTCACACGTAAATAATGGGACTACCAATAGCCGCCTACCCGACCTCGTTGCAGTTTACAAGGTCTCCGATATTTATCACGCTAACAAAAGGCACAGCCGTTAATGACGGCCTTGTTAGTGCCACGCTTACCCTGCGTATTTTCCAAGGTAGCAGCGCAAGCAGCCCAACGGCGGACTACACGTTAATTAAAAGCTCGATTAACGACGAACCTATTGTCTTTGAAATCAGCGAGTTAATACGTGAGAAGATTACCACCGTATTAAAGAACGATGCGATTAGCGATTGGGAGCCGGCAACAACCGAGGACGTATGGTGCAAGTTCACTATATCGTCTGACTATGTGGATGCGGGAACGCCCGCAAGCGGCCTAATTGTAAGCAATCAATCGTTCCTATGTACGGACGGCTGGCTGCCGTTTACAACGCAATCCGGGGGTATCGTTGCGGGTGCAGGTTTAATCACCAACCGCACCATTCAAGTAATGGAAGGATACGAGCAATCGTTACCCGCTTTGTATGATGCAAACACCGACCTTAATGGGGTGCTGTACAACGTGAATGGTAACGATTACTTCTACGTGCTATCCGACGAGCTTGGATTCTCAAACACAAGTACCGAATCTACTCAAAAGATTGTTTACATTCCCGCTGGCCCGAATAGCGTAGATTCTTTCTTGGGTGTTGAACCGATTGAGGATTACACTATTTCATTGATTAGCGATAGTGCAGCAGTCAACTACAAAGCACGGGTAGAAGCCGACGGAGGTACGTGCGAGGGGTTTGCTTGCCTACGTGCAGCACTTGCTGAATTGGGATACGAGGAGAACGCTACCGATTACAATTACGAATTGGTTTGCGAACCTAAATACACCCCGGTACGTGTTACCTTCATTAACCGATACGGGGTAAGCGATTACCTGACTTGTTTCAAGGTATCTACCCGAAGCGGAGGATTCACACGGGAAAGTTATATGCCGCAATTACCACGTCCTTACGACGTAACCCAGCAGTTGCAATACCGTAACTTTGACGTCAACAGCCGAGAAACGATTACCGTAAACACCGGATGGGTAGACGAGAATTACGACGATGTTATCCGTGAGCTTTTAATGAGCGAAAAGGTATCGCTTCTTTACGATGGGCAGGAGTTTACGGCCAACCCAACCGACGGGGGTGTTGAATACTTTAAGGAGGTGAACGCCAAAATGATTAACTACACCTTGACGTTTGAGATTGCTTGGAACATTAGGAACAACATTCGATGAAAAATAAGGTAACGCTATTTGTAGGGGACGAGGAACTTGATATGTTCGGGGATGAGGATATTGTAATTAACCTATCCGTACAAAACATTCAAGATATAAGCAAGGTCTTCACCGACTTTACCCAGGGGTTCAGCGTTCCAGCAACGCCAAGGAATAACGCTATCTTTTCCCATTACTACCGCACGGATATTGTTGGCGGTGCGGACTACCGATTGCGTGCCGAGGGCTACATTGAAATTAACGGCCTGCTATTCCGTTATGGCTCTATTGAGCTGGAAGGTGTACAGATGCGCCAAAATGCGCCCTATGCTTACGATATTACGTTCTACGGGCTTCTTGTTAATCTTACGGACTTGTTTGGGGAGGATTATTTGTACGACCTTGAAGCCCTTTCAACGCATAACAAAGATTTATCGCCCGCGATTGTTTATACGGGTCTTACTACGTTTGATTATTACCCGCTTGTATTCCCGTTAATTACGCCGCAAGACGTTTGGTTTTACAACTCCAACAACGGAATCCACGACCCGAATAACATTCATTTCCATAACGTAAACGAAACCCACGGGGTACAGTACTACGACCTTAAACCGGCTATTACCATTGAGGCGATTATTAGTGCTATTGAAAACAAGTACGGCATCAATATAGTCGATTCCGGTATTGAGGGATTTGAGGACTTGTATATGTGGTGCCACCGCAGGGCTGGATATATGTACAAGGACGTTCCCAATGCTACAACGTGGACGCAGTTGGTAGCCCCAGACGCATACTCCATTATTCTTACGGACTGGTGGGATTATTCCAATAGCACGTTTACCCCACAAGGAGCAACTGGCTCCGGTAACGTGTACGATATTACACTTGATTTGAGTGTTGGGGGTTATGCAAACGACTATAACATTGGCCTTTATATTGACGATTTATTGATAGCTCAAATAGTTACAAACGGAAACGCCATTACTACTTTTAGCCAGATACCAATAACAAATAACAGCACGCTATATATTGCTTTTCAGCCGTCCACCAATGAGATTGTAACGCTAACGGTTAATGAGATAAACATTGAATTGTCGTTTGCGCCGAACACCGCTTACGCATCAGCATACAATTCGGCAAACCAACAAAAATTTGCTACCCTTGATATTCCGTCTTTGATGCCGGAGATGCGAGTAGTTGACTTTATTTCCTCGTTGTGCAAGATGTTTAATTTGGTAATTGTACCAATAAACAGCAACGAGTTTGAGTTTAAGCCGCTACAAGATTGGTATGCCGAAGGTGGAGAGGTTGACTTATCGCAATACTTTGATATTACCGAAAGCCAAGTAGAGCGTCCGCAACTTTACAAGCAAATTCAATTCCAATACAACGAAACCGGTGCAATTAGCGGAGAGCAGTACCGACTGACTAACGACGTTGGATACGGAGACCTCCGTTCGGAGTTTGTATTCGATACGGATGAGGAGTTGACGGTACAACCGCAATTCGACCAGATGCTTTTTAACCGGTTAACGGACGAAGATACCGGAACGCTAACCAACGTGCTTGCGGGCTATTCAGTAACACGTGAATTGGAAACGTACTTGGGGCAGCCGTTTATATTTTACATTAACGGATTATTAGATATAAGCGCAAACACTATTTCATTTATCACGCCTCCAGACCCGATAACGGGTAACACGGCTATTGAGGTTGACGAAATCGTTTACGCCAATTCCTCAAACGAACAAACCAACACAGCAGCAACCTACTCCACAAACTACGGAGCAGACCTCGACCCGTACTTTTTGCAATCAGTAAATAATTCGTTGTATAATGTATATTGGAAAGATTATGTTACGGACTTGTACGACCCTTCCCGTCGATTGGTTCGCATTCCTGCTATATTGCCTTTGGGCAAGATTCTAAATTTCGACCTACGAAATAAGTTAATTTGGAACGGCGAAAGGTGGATTGTGAACAACGTGCAGATTAACCTTACCACGGGCAAGGCAGAGTTCGAACTATTAAATGATGTATGAGGGAATCTTATTTGAGTTATTTGATTGCACTCCTAAATAGCGAGCATTACTTCGGCGTATCGCCGGAGATTGATATTGCAAAGGGAATGTACAAGATAGGTGGTAAAAACGCAAAGTTTAGAAAATGGCGGTCGTTGAAACAGTAAAAATCGAGGGCGATGCTTCCGGGTTAGAAACAACCCTGGAGAAGCTCAACGCATCCGTTGACAAATTAGCGAACTCCATTGATAACGTAAAGACGGAATCCAAGCAAGGATTCGATTCAATGGCCAAAGGCGTTAAGAACGTCGAGAAGCAAGCCGGGAAAACTGGAGGTGCAATATCAAAGCTGGCCAACACCATTAAGAGCCTTACGGTTGTTTCCCTCGTTGGCGATGCTATTATGGAGGTGTTTACTTCCAATCAAAAAGTGGTAGACCTTTTCAATACCACAATGAACGTGATTAAGGTGCTATTCTCCGACCTTGCGGAGGTGGTATTCCCGATGGTGCAGAAAGCGTTGGACGCTCTGTTTACTGACCCGGTGCAAGCGATTAAGGACTTTGCTACGATTATCAAAGATTACGTACTTAACTATTTTCAACAAATCGGAAACGCCGTTGGTGCATTGGGTAAGGCCGCATTAGCGTTCTTTACCGGGGACTTCAAAGCGGCTGCTAAACAAGCTAAGGAAGCGTTTAGCGAGGTTGTAGACGGTGTTGTAGGCGTTGAGGAAGGTGGGCTTGAGATTGTGGCCAAGGCCGCAGAGCGTGTAACCAAACGAGTAAAGGAGGCAATCAAGGAAGGACAAAAGTTAACCGCACTTGAAAAGGCCGCAGCGCTTGCAGATGTTAAACGGCAAAAGATTCAGTTAGAGCAACAGCGGTTAGCCGAAATACAACGTCAACAACGGGACGATGAGTTTGCTTCTATTGAGGATAGGATTAAGGCCAATGAGAATTTGGGCAAGATTCTGGAAACGCAATACAAATTAGAAGCCGAGCAGATTCAAAAGAAGATTGCCTTTGCCCAGGCGCAGTACAATATCAATGCAACCACGGAGAACGCCGTAGCATTGGCGCAGGCCAACTTGGAACTTACGGACTTGCAGGAACGCTTGGAAGGGCAACGCTCCGAGCAAAAAATGAATTACATTTCGTTATTGCGTGAGGAGAAGGATATTGAACGCACCAATACGGAGGCGTATATCGCTCGGTTAGAAGCACAATTAAACCTTGATGCGGAATTGATTAACTCCGAGCGTGAGCGTTTGAACGTGCAGCTGCAAAACATTGAATTATTAAAGACCGCACGTATTGCCGCTATTGAAGACGAATTAGCAGTAACCAAAGAAGGAACCGCACGTTACAACGAGCTTATTAACCAACGTGCCGAGGTTGAGCAAAACTCCGCAGCTGAAACGGCAAAGATTAAGAAAGACCTTAACCAGAAGGATATTGAAGACCGCAAAATGGTTAATGATGCGTATATGAATTTAGCGCAGCAATCGTTATCGGCTCTTGCTTCTTTGTCCGAATTGTTTGCGGGCGATAACGAAGCCCGTCAACGTAAGGCATTCCAACTTAACAAGGCATTACAAATTGCAGACGCCACAATGGCGACTTATACCGCTGTTGTAGGTGCGTTAGGCGCAAAGGGTGCGGATGGTTTGTTACCGTTCCCGGTACGGGTTGCTAACGCCGTTGCAGCGGGTGTTATTGGTGCTGCTAACGTAGCAAAGATTGCAGCTACAAAGTTTAGCGCATCCGAATCACCGACCCCGGATACGAACGCTCCTGATATGAGTTCCGCAGGTTCTATGTCCCCGCAATTTAACGTGGTAGGCCAAGGTGGAATAAACCAATTAGCCGCAAGTGTAAACGGCCGCAATCAGCAACCGATTCAAGCATACGTGGTAGCAGGTCAAGTAACAAGCGCACAACAATTAGCACGACGCAGAGCAAGAACAGCAACATTCGGATAAATGAAAAAAGTAATTGAACTTGTCCTTGAGGAAACCGAAGGACTAAACGGAATCAACGCTATTTCTATCGTTGAACACCCAGCGATTGAAGAAAACTTTATTACCCTTGCAAAGGAGTACGAAGTAGAGTTCAAAGCACAAGACGAGGAGAAGCGTATCCTGATGGGTGCAGCCCTTATCCCGAATAAAACAATCTACCGCAACCAAGGCGGAGAGGAGTTTTACGTGTACTTTTCCAAGGAGACGGTACGCAAGGCATCGGAGTTGTTTTTGATGCGTGGTTATCAGGGCAACACCACACTCGAACACGCCGCCGAGTTAAGTGGTTTATCGGTTGTAGAATCTTGGATTGTTGAAGACCCACAAAAGGACAAGACCGCTATCTACGGAATGGAATTACCCGAAGGCACGTGGATGGTTTCAATGAAGGTTAACAACGAAAACATTTGGAATAACTACGTTAAGACCGGACGGGTTAAGGGCTTTTCTATTGAAGGGTATTTCGTTGACAAGATGCAAATGGAATCCCACCTTGAGCGCATTGAGGAGGAGGAAGCGGAGTTTATGCTTTCTAACATTATCGCCAAGATTAAAAAGGATGGCCGCTTAAAGAGCAAGAAGCGAATCGAGATGGAATCCTACACCGATTACCCAGAGGCGGTACGCAACAATGCAAAGCGTGGAATCGAGTTAAACGAGAAGGGTGGTAACAAATGCGCTACGGCAGTTGGCAAGATTCGAGCGCAACAGCTCGCAGACGGCAAACCTATCAGCGTGGAAACCATTACCCGTATGTACTCGTACCTATCCCGTGCGGAAGCGTATTACGATGAGAACGATACGCAAGCGTGCGGTACTATTTCCTATTTGCTCTGGGGCGGTCTTGCCGCAAAGCGTTGGGCAGAATCTAAATTAAAAGAATTAGGTAAACTATGAAAAAGACCCCAAGCCGTTCCTCCCCGAAAGGGGGCAAGCGTGGATGCCTTTGCAAGGATAACACCTATTCCTCGAAGTGCTGCGATGGTTCGTTGCAAGCACAGGGCGTAGGCGTTACCGTGAAGGTTCCGGTATAAAAATGTAACAATCAATAACTAATCAATTATTTCGAGTATGAAAGCAACAGAAATTTTCCAAAAATTCTTTGCCGAGCTGTCCGCAGTTGAGACCTCCGAAGTTGAGTTGGCGCAAGCCAAGCTCGATAACGGCACCGTCTTGGAAGCTGAATCATTCGAGGCAGGCCAACCCATTTTCATCGTATCAGAGGAAGACCGTATCGCTGTCCCAGTCGGTGAGTACGAGATGGAGGATGGCCGCATCTTGGTTGTAGCTGAAGAAGGTGTTATCGGTGAAATCAAAGAAGCAACAGCCGAGGTAGAAGAAGAGCCTTCAGTTGAAATCGAGGTTGAAGCAGCCGTTGAGCCAACTATGGAGGACAAAATCAAGGAGGTAGTAATGCCTATCCTTGAGGAGATGCGGGCTGAATTGTCCGCAATGAAAGAGGAGATGGCTAAAAAGAAGCAGGAGATGTCAAGCGATATGCCTGCCGCTACGCCTATCCGCCACAACCCAGAAGCAGCCCCTGCGCCTGCACGAGTTAACCTCGCACAGAACAGCCCGGAGACTGCTATCGACCGAGTTCTCGCACGTCTTAACAAATAAACCAACAAATAAAAAATGGCTACGACCACTTCAATCACTACTACGTATGCTGGCGAGTTTGCCGGTAAATACGTTGCCGCAGCTCTTTTGAGCGCACCGACCTTGGACAAAGGTCTTATCGAGGTAATGCCCAACGTGTATTACAAATCCGTTATCCAAAAGGTCGGTACTGACGACATCTTGAAGAACGCTACTTGCGACTTCGACCCTACGTCTACCGTTACTTTGACAGAGCGTGTTTTGACCACCGAGGAGTTCCAAGTTAACTTGCAAATGTGCAAAAAGGACTTCGAACAAACCTGGCAAGCCGTAGAGATGGGTTACTCTGCATTCAAGAATGTACCTGCCTCTTTTACTGACTTCATCGTAGCTTACGCTGCCGAGAAGGTTGCTGCTCGTATCGAGCAAAATATCTGGGCTGGTGTTAACGCTTCTGCTGGCCAGTTCGACGGATTTACCGTATTGTTCGCTGCTGATTCTGACGTTGTAGACGTAACCGGTACGACCGTTACTGCTTCTAACGTAATCGCTGAATTGGGCAAGGTAGTTGACGCTATCCCTTCTGCCTTGTACGGTAAGCAGGACTTGACCTTGTTCGTTCCACAGAACGTAGCCAAGGCTTACGTACGTGCTTTGGGTGGCTTCGCCGCTTCCGGAGTAGGTGCTAATGGTGTTGACAACAAAGGAACTATGTGGTACGGTTCACAAGACCTGTACTTTGATGGTATCAAGGTTGCTCTGGCCGAAGGTTTGCCTTCTAACAAAATCGTTGCTGCACAGAAGTCAAACTTGTTCTTCGGAACTGGCTTGTTGAGCGATAAGAACGAGGTTCGTCTGATTGATATGGCTGACATCGACGGCTCGCAAAACTTCCGCTTGATTATGCGTATGAGCGCAGGTATCCAATACGGAATCGGTAGCGACATCGTTTACTACGGAGCTTAATCGTTCTTAAAAATCCTGATAGGGGTGGTGGTGTAATGACGCCCCACCCCTTTCTTTTTTAACAAATTAAACAAAAATAAAATGGCTTGTGCACTTTCCCTTGGCCGCATTGAACCCTGCAAGGACGTTGTAGGTGGAATCACAGCGGTTTACTTTCTGAATTATCAGAGCTTGACGGTAACTTATGACGTTACCAATACAGACGCTATCGACACGCTGGGAAGCGGTTTAACGGCTTACAAATACGAATTGAAGGGTAACTCCTCATTCGAGCAAGCGGTAACCTCTAGCCGTGAAAACGGAACCACGTTTTTCGACCAAACCTTGAACTTGACCTTGCACAAATTGAGCAAGCAATCAAACAAGGAAATCAAGTTAATGGCTTACGGACGTCCGATTGTAATCGTTGAGGACTACAACGGTAACTACTTTGTTGCTGGTTTGGAACACGGTTGCGAAGTAACCGGAGGTACGATTGTTACCGGTGCTGCTATGGGAGACCTTTCCGGTTACACCCTGACGCTGAACGGGCAAGAGCAGGTTCCTGCTAACTTCTTGGACGGCACTTTGTCTGCTGCGGGTATTTCTACGATTGTCGTAGGTTCTGATTTTTAATGACCTATGGAAAAGGCATTAAAGATTATGAACGAAATGTCTGCCCAGCGGTTTGAGTTTGCTGCTATTGACGACTTGCGTAGCGATGTTAAAAATCTTTCCGCAAAAGCATCCGAGGTAGAGGCATTTGTTTCTAAATTTAAGCAGTTGAAGCAAGAGTACGATAAAATGGAATCGACTCGTGCTACGCTGGTACGTGAGGCGCAAAACTTGTCTGGCAAGTCAGGCCTTTCCGTTAATGAGGTTGGTAAACAAGCTGCTGCTCTTGGCGTTGACGGCCGTTCAATTAAAGAAGTACAACAATGGCAATCTGCCAATCTTGAATTGTTAGGAGCAGTTCAAGATTTAATTAATTTAGGAAAATGAACACAAAACAAAGCGTTTACAACATCCTCGCTTCTATCAATAGCGAGCCAATTAATGTCGAATTAGGTGCCTTCGATAAGCAGGGAGCTGCTGACCGGGACAAGGCTTTTACCGCCGCTTCTACCGCACGTGATTTTGTTGCCAAGGCGAAGGCAAATTTGGATAAGTCATTATTGGCACACAAGAGCCAATTATCTGCATACGACAAGTGGATTAGCGGCCTCCAGAAGCAGGTAGATAACCTACCCGTTACCGGAAACAAAACTACCGACGAATCCAGAAAGAAGGCGG